GCGGCCGGCACATCCAGCGGGTTGTCACAGTCCAGCACCACGTTCTCGCCGAGGTTGTTGGTCAGCGAGACGCCGAAAGTGTTTGCACCGCAAGTATGCGCAAAACTCTCGGTGGGCGTTGCGCCGTCACCAAGCTGAATGATCAGACGCGTGGTCTGTTTTCCCGTTCCCATGTCAATCTCCTTCGGTTGACGGTTTCACTGCCTCTGCCTTGCCGTCCGCGATCAATTTCATTGCGGCGGCCTTCGGCAGATTGGTTTCGCTGCCCGCCTTGAACGACTGCGAGCGGGCGGAGCTGATGCGACGGTGCGCATCCTCCAGAATTCGGATTTTCATGTTTCAGCTCTCCCGAATGGACTTGCTAATTGCGCGCGAGATCCGGCCCTTCACGCGCCGCCTGCGCGCGCGCCAAACAGGAAAAAAGAAGGGGTTGGCGGGCATATCCTTGGTGCCGAACTCCTGAAACCACGCATAGAAGGCATCGCCGCCGCCTGCGTAGATGGTGATCCGCATGGCGCCGTATTCTTTGCCGCCAACCTTGCCGATGGTCATCGTGCCCGCGGGGGCCTTCCCCCATGTCCAGCCTATGGAAGCACCCAGCCGCCCAGTTTCCCCATGCGGAGCCCTGCTCCACATTTCCTCAACAACGTCATCCGCCGCATCTTCCATCGCGGCCCGCACGTTTGTTCGCGCGTTCTTCGGGATCGCCTTCCAGCGCTGGTTGAACCTGTCGAGCCCCTGAACCATCAGGATTCTTCCAGATCGGCCTCAATGGTGATCACACCATGCGCGGTAATCCCGTCCTTGTCCTGAAATACCCGCATGCCGTTGACCCGGATCTGCACCAGAGCGTTGACCGCCAGCGACAAGTCCGCGAGGTGCAGCGCGTCTTTCACCGCAGCCACGATTTCCTTGCAGGGGCTCAGTCTGCCGCCGTCCTGCGACCAAACATCGAGCTGCACTGTTTCAGTGCTTGCCTCGATGCCCTCCAGATCCTCCGGAATGGTGTCAGCGGGGCCAAAAGTGATGCAGGGGTATTTCCCGCCCTTCGGGCGGCCGTCATATACCCGGCCGTCCACCAGGGCCGACACGCCTGCATCCGCTATCAGCGTGTTGTAGATCAGCGTTTGCAGCTCAACAGACACGCTCATGTCGCCACCCCGCTTTCGACCACCAGATAAACCCATTTCCGGTCCGTGATCGCATCGACCTCCCGCACGTTGTATTCCTCGCCCGGCAGGGGTTTGGTCAGGTCTCCGCGGCGCAGATCTCGCATACGCCAGCTCGGTTGGATGGCGCGAGAGGCGGCACACTGCCGGATGCGAACCTTGTAGATGGCCCGCCCCTCAAGGCGGGCGGCTGCCACCACCTCGGAGCCGCGGGAATAGATGAACTTCGCCCGGCAACCGTAGCGCTGCACCCAATCGCGCACCTGCCCGCCAGAACCATCTGGAGCGTGAATTTCCTCGTCAAAGGCTACGCGCTCCAGCATCAGATCTTCGTCCACCGGTAAGGCCCGATCAGCCCCAGAACTGCAGGGCTCAGATCTCCTTTGTCGCCCGCTCGGTCTTCGTAGAGACGCGCAACAATCTGGTGGATAGCCACTTTCAGAGGCGCCGGCACATCGGCCGCACCGCCAAAGCCCGCCGTGAATTCCACGCTCACCGGCGACCGGTTGCCGCTCTCCAGCGCTGGGGCCGGGAAGTCGGTCGAGATCGTGACCAGAGTACCAAGCGGCGCCGGATAGAATTGCACATGGTCGCCGGAGACGGTTTGCTCGGCCCCGTCGCTATCCCGGTATTTGACCACAACATCTGAAACGTCAGGAACCGGCAGCCGGATTTCCCGCAGAAACCGCGGGAGATCCTGCCGCCAGGTCTGGTTGACGATGCACCGCCCCAAGATCCCCTGGTAACCGTCCAGCTTGGCAACCGCGGCGCTAATGAGGCCGCCGATCAGGGCGTCGTCATCATCGAAATCGACAATAGCGTGAGTTTTGCACTCGTCAGTCGACACCGGCAACTCGGCCGGCGGGGTTACCAGGATGGGGCGGAACATTGCAGTTATTCCTCTGCTTTGGCCTCGGGGGTGCCATAGGGCACCGGATCAAGGCCGCGCTTTTCGGCTTGCTCCGGCGTCATGCCGGTGCGCGCCTTCTTCGGTGCTTCGGCTTTCTTCTCGGTCTGGTCGTTTTTCTGATTGGCCATCGTTTTCTCCAATGAGGCTGGCCCGCCCCGGGTGCCCGGGGCGGGGAAGGGTTTCGCTGCTGCGTGCTTGTTACGATGCTGCGTGCTTGAGGACGCGCAGCCCCCGGGGATCGACCACCGCACCGCCGACGCGCTTGGTGGTGTAGAACAGCACCTTCGGCTTGGCGGTGTAAGGGTCACGCAGGACGCGAACGCCCACGCGATCCATGATCAGGTAGCCCCGCTTGAAATTGCCGAAGCCAATGGACATGGCATTGGCGGCCATATCGGGCATGTCCGGCAGCTCAGTCAGCGGGTAGGCCAGAAGCTGCGAAGGCTCGCCGGCCTGGGTAGAGGGCTGCCAGAGCTGGCGGCCATCCGCATCACGCAGCTTTCGGATTTTGCCGATACTCTTGCGGTTCATCACAAAGCGCGCGCCAGCGGTATAGGAGGACGGAATGTCGTAGATCAGATCCAGCAGTTCGTCTTCCGTCACCGCCGCAACTGCAGCGGAAGGCAGCACCTCAACCGCCCCGAGGGGGTTCTTGGCGGCGTTCGCACCCCCGGTGGCGAAGCTGAGGAAGCCCGAGGGCTTGTTGGTGCCGTTGCCAGCGACGAACGCCGCACCTTCCTGCTCGGCAAACTCGGTGTCAACTTCACCGGCCAGCCAGGCCTCCAGGTCGATCTCGGAGTCGTCCAGCATCTGCTGGGTGGCGCCGGGATTGGCGTAGATTTCACCATTGCCCAGGGTGAAGGCAACCAGGTTGGGGGTGGCGGTTTCGGGGCGGTTGTCCGTTTCACCAACCCAGCCGGAACCGGTACCGCCCTGATTGATCAGCTTGGTAAAGCCGGACTTGCCCACCTTCCGCACATCCGCGATCTGGCGCATCGGCGAAACTTCGGACAGACGGCTGATAATGGTGCGGTCCCATTCAGTCGGCGCCAAGAAGCCGCCTTCGTCGTCAGCGCCTTTGTTCAGAGCCGCCTGAACGTCGCCCTTGCGAACATGGGAGCGGAAGGAAGCGCTGTACTCCGGATCGCGTTCGCCGGCTTCGCCGCCATTCATCTCCATGGCGGCCATTTTGGCGTTGAACTGATCGACGGCAGACTGCAGGGCGCTAACGCTCGCGTCGATCTTAGTGAGCTTTTCGGTGGTCACCACATCGTCAAATTTGGCGGCGACTTCCTTGTCCTTCTCGGCCTGGGTGTCCTTGTAGGCCTGCCAGTCCTTCTGCAGATCGGCCAGGATCTTTGCGACGTCGCCCGACGCATCCGCGCGCACGACCATGATCCCGCGCGCTTTGGCGGGTACAGAATGCATCCCCATGATGCTTCTCCTTCTTCAGGTTTTGAAAAGGCCCTCACAGAGAGCCGCGATTTCGCCAGCGTCGTGCGTGGCGGCGGGGGCAGCGCCAGGCTTGCCCCCCTTTGCATCGGCCAGAAGCGCACGGCGTTCTGTCCTCGGCATTCCGGTTTTGGCCAGCAAGGCATCCACGCGCCGGGTGGCGTTCACACCCTTGCCCGCTTCTGCCTTGGTTTTGTCTTCCGTCACCGCATCGGCGGGCAGGAAGCCATCGGCCAAACCCACTTCCACAGCATGCTCGCCGTTGAACCAGGTTTCATTGTCCATCCACTCAGCAGCCTTCACTTTCTCTTCGCCGGAGCGGTCGGCGTAGAGGGTGGCCATTGCATCATCGAAGGGCTCCATGGTCTCTGCCGCTTCGCGCAAGTCGTGGCGGTTGCCGAGAGCCACAACCCATGCGTTGTGGATCATCAGAAAGCCCGCTTTGCCGATCTGGATATCATCGCCAGCCATGGCGATGACGGACGCCGCCGATGCGGCCAACCCGAGAATGCGGACGGTGACCTTGTGCGGATGCGCCCGGAGCATGTTGTAAATGGCCACGCCTTCGAAAAAGTCGCCGCCCGGGCTGTTGATCTCCACCACCACGTCTTGCGAGCCGATGGCGCGGAGGGCCGCCGCGATGCGCTTGGAAGTCACCCCGCCGCCGGTCCAGTAGTCCTCGCCGATCACGTCAAGAATGGTGATCGTGTTGTCATCGCTCTTGCTGGCTTGAACGCCAGCATTCCAGCGCTCCAGCGCCTCGGAGTCCGCTTCGAAAGCGCAGACAGACGGCAGGCGCCCGGCCTGAATGGCAGGAAGATCACGAAGGCTCATTTGCAGCTCCTTTT